TAACGGGTTAAAACAAAATGCTTCAAATCCTCGGTCATTCAAACTAGTCAACGGCAATACTTCAATGTCGTTGCCAGTTTGACTGTCGCCCACTGCGATGCTCCAATCAATGGGCATAGTGATTTCATGTTGACCGATTCTTAACACCATTGCAGGACTATTGAATGATTCTAAAAAGATTAAAGGAACAAAAAAGAAATCTGGTTCCTTAGGATCGCTGTTATCTAGCACAGCAAACCTCATGTCATCGTCTACTTCCTCCGGTAGATTGTTTAAATCAAAACTTATATTGTCTAATGTTAATATATACATATTTTTTTAATTCCAATCTACTTTTTCTAAAGTAAACGGATATTTTGCTTCCTTGTAAAATTTCTTTCTTGTAGTCAGGTGCTTCTTAGCATACTTGCAGGTGCTGGTTAGATCCCAGATTTGAACAAAGTCTTTGTCTTCTGCTTTACGAATACCACGGCCTATTGACTGAATAACTCGGACAAACGATTTGCCAGGCTCCAGAAGAACCAAGTTAAAGATCCGAGGTATATTAATACCAACAGCCGCGACACCATAGGTTGCAACAATAATTTTGTTGTCAGCAGTTTTAATTTCGTCATATTCTGTTTTCCTATCTTTGGTCTTTACTGCTCCTGAAATAAACACACTGTCTTCTAGCTCATTAACTATGAAATTTCCAGAGTCGATTCTGTTAACTAACACTAACGTATTTCCTGAATCTGCAATACCTTTAATAAGTTTACTTAGGTATATCATACGATCATCATCTGTTACTAGATATTTTAATTCTTCAGCATATGTTGGAAATTCTGGCAAATCTAAAAGTTGAACAATGTTAACATGGCAGTTTGATAGCACACCTTTTTCTTGTAGCTCGTGTGCTTGGATAGAATTAATCACTGGCCCAATGCTGGCAAAGATTGCTTGACTTTCAAAATCTTCTTTAGGCACAGTTCCGGTTAATCCCCAGCGTATAGGTGCGTTACAGAAGTTTTGTGTAAGTAAGTTTTTCAGCACATCGGCTTTGGCCATGTGAACTTCGTCAACAATTACGGTTTTCACATCATTGAGAAATTCTGCTAATGTAAGTATGTTGTGCTCTTGATTTTTACTTTTCTTATCTAGAATGTTAAGACTTTGCCAAGTGCAAATTGTGTGTGTTTTTCCAAGTTCTTTTCGATCGCCATAGTATACACCAACGTCTAGTCCGCAGTTACGAAAGTCTTCTTCTGTTTGTTCTACTAGACTTTTATTAGGCACGATAGTAACAGTGCGCCCATACTGTTCACATATTTTACTCAGCGTTGCTGTGATAATAGTTTTACCAGCACCTGTTGCAACTTCTTGTAGAGCCTGAGGATTTTCTAAAAATCTGTTAATGACATCGTATTGATAATCACGCAGTCTTATGGGCTCACCTTCTTTGACGTGCCCTTTGGGCCAAGTTAAGTCACCCCAAAAATCTTCTTGAACCTTGGGAAATGATATTTGTATTGGATCACGCAGGTCTTCAACTTCTTCTACATCTATACCACTGTCTGCTAGTATTTCTAATACACGTTCTAATTGATTAACATAGCCGTTACCGCCAAGTCCAAACAAGGTTGTAGTGCCATCCCATCTGCCAAGTCGATACCTAGGCATGTATCTTGCATAGGGAATTTCATATTTGAAGGCATTACTTAGTTTTCGCCTGACTTCTAAACTGAGGCCTTCTAATTTAATGTTTACTTCGTCGCGTATTATTAATTTACACAATTTCTTCTATTGCCTCTTTTAACGGTTTCTTTTCTTGATAATGAATTACCAAATCACAATAGTCTGTTAACAGTTTAACTCTGTTAGAACCTAGCACTTGTGCCAACACTAATACCGATTTAGGTTGCCACTTTAATTTTAACAAAAATTTTGGAATTTTTAGGTTAGTAATGCCTGCAATGACTGTATTATTATTTAATGGTTGATTGTATTGAAATTGGCTGATTTGCTCGTTGAATGGTTTGCCATTCTGATCATTGTCATGTCGAAAGTAAATACCAACGCCGTCATTGACATTATTTTCTACTAAAGAATTTCTCAAAATTTTCAGATTTTTTTCAGATTTTTCAGTGCTGCTGTCAAAAATTACCAGCATAGGAAATCTGTTTAGTTCTTGTAAGGAAGAAATAATTTCAGCCAACTCGTGTTTTTGAGATGCCAAGAAAATTTGTGAGCTTGTTCGAGTAGCAATTTTTTCAATGAGATTTTTTTCTGATTTTTTCTGGAAAAAACTGTCAAAAATTTCATACTGAAAGCCAATTTTTCGGTCTTCCAGTAAAATATTATTTTTATCAATTTTACCTACTTCAGCTAAAACACGATTTTTTAAATTTTCACTAACGTCTTGGTCAATGTAAATTTTGTCCTTATTTTCTTGTTTAAAAATTTCAAAAATTTCTCGATGTGCTTCTAAAATTTCAGGAGAAATTTCAAAATTTTGTGATTTTACAAGTTCAACTAAATGATACAGATCTAACTCTGAATAGGGAATTTGCCATACATTATTTTTTGTTCGCACCAGGGGCGTTGTCAATTTATTTTTTAATTCGTCTAATTTTTTAGTGAAAGTTTTGTTATGATTAAATCCAATTTCTATAAAAAATCGGTCAGGATTTGAATTTTTTACAAGATGTAGATATTTGAAACGTTGTATAACTCTAAACGATTCACTCCAGTTGGGTTTTTTTATAATTTCAGATAATTGATAGAAATGTTTAATATTTTCTCCAATTATTTTTAATGCCAGCTCGGCTTGACGTTCTGTAACATATATGTTTGCGGCCATTTGTTTAGATAAACTGGCTAAAATCTCGTCATCTCGATGATTGATAGATTTCAATGTTCGAGTAGTTGTGTATTCTTTTAAAAAATGGTCAATGCTGGTCATATTGTTATTATACACTGCTTAATATTTTTGTCAACCTTATTTTTAAGTTAAATATTCGATATTATTTTAAAGATACCTATGAATCGCTCAATCTCAGTAGTTACTACATTTCATAAAAAAGGTTACGACGATTACGGCTCTAAGATGATTGATACATTTTTAGCCAAGTGGCCAAAAACTGTTAAATTATTTGTCTATGCCGAAGATTGTCAAGTAACACAGACCGCAGAAAATCTTATAGTCTTAGATTTACTGCAAGCATCACCCGAACTAGCAGCATTTAAAGAAAAATGGAAAAATGATCCCAAAGCCAATGGTGACATTTCTAGTATTCCTCGTTTAGCAGGAAGAAAAGATCGCCATAAACCATTCAAATGGGACGCAGTGCGATTCAGTCACAAAGTATACAGTATTTTTCATTGTGCAAAAACCAGTGGCACTGATTTGCTGTTATGGATGGATGCTGACATGGTATGTCACAGCGATATTGACTATGATACTATTTTAAAACTGTGTCCGGCAGATAAAGATTTGTGTTTTTTAGGAAGAAAAGGAAAATTTAGTGAATGTGGCCTGTATGCCATGAATTTACAAAGTCAGCCTACTCAACAATTCTTAAAAGATTTCCAAATGTTTTATGATGATGCAGAAAATGGTATCTTTAGGCTAGGAGAATGGCATGATAGTTTTGTGTTCGATGCAGTTCGTAAAAATCACAAACTACGAGAACTTGATTGGAGTGGTCATTTGATCACAGGAGAAGGTCATCCTTTAATCAATTCAGAGTGGGGCGCATACCTTGACCATCTCAAAGGCGATAGAAAAACTTATGGTCAAAGTAAGCGTCAAGATTTAAGAGTAAATCGCACAGAACAATATTGGAGTAAGATTAAATGAAGCAAGTTCACGGATTCTGGTTTCCAGACTACGATACGCATTTTCCAAGAATGCTAGATAAGAGTTTAAAGAATGATGGTGTAGTAAGATACCAGTGGAGGGCTAGAGAACTAGCAATAGCAGAGTCAACTCCTCGAAGAATTTGTATAGACATTGGTGCTAATGTTGGACTGTGGAGTTGCGAACTTGTAGAACATTTTGATCAGGTAATTGCCTTTGAACCTGTGGAAGAATTTCGTAAATGTTTTGAGCGGAATGTTAAAAAATCCAACTATATCATGCATCCTTGTGCGCTAGGTCGTGAAGAAAGTTTTATCAACATGAATATTGTTGAAGGTAACACTGGCCATAGCCATATTGATACTAGTTCTATTGGTAAGGGAAGTATTCCGCTAAAAACACTTGATAGTTTTAACTTTGATAACATTGATATGATTAAAATTGATGTTGAAGGGTTTGAAGAAGAAATACTTGCAGGTGCCGAGCAGACTATTTTACGAAATAAACCTATACTTGCTATTGAACAACAAAAGCACGAATATAAAGATGCCATGGTCGAACTTCCTTCAGTAAGAATGTTAGAACGTTGGGGATATAAGGTTGTAGGACAGGTTAAAAAGGATTGGATATTAAAATGGACGGATTAAAAATTAGATTTTTCAGCGATGCATATAAAGGCAAACGTGCCAGTCATCGCCTTAGAGGTGAAGTTACTGCTCGTGCATTAGCTGAACAAGGATATGACAGTAAGATCCTCACAAACTGGGCAGACGTGGATAGCAACACCATTGTAGTATTTCTTAAACGCAGTCAACCCCACAGTATTCAACGTGCTAAAGACCTAGGAGCAAAAACTATCTACGATCTTTGTGATAATAAATTTGAAGAAAAAGAAGAATACGAGCCTTGTTGTCAAACAGCTGATCTAGTGTCAGTTAACAGTATAAACATGGGTATTAGCACTAAACATCACACTGGTAAAGACAGCATTGTCATGCCAGACCCGTTTGAAAGGCCCAAACTTCCTCCTAAGTTTGCACCAAGTGGCACAGTAAAATTATTGTGGTTCGGCAGTCAAAGCAGTTTTAAATTCTTTCCATTTGTTGAAATTTGGCAACGATTAGAACGAGAAATAGGCAATTACAAATATACTATGATCAGTGCTAAAACTGATAGAGTATTGAATAAAATGATGACTAGACAAAGTAAGGGACAGGTTACTGGAATTAACTTTGATAAAATTGATATGCGTGAATGGTCGTGGGATCTTCAAGGCGAATTACTGAGAGACTGGGACATTGTGTTAATGCCGGTGCAGACAGAAAATCCTAGAACTGATACAAAGAGCGCCAATCGTTTAATTGACAGCATCATTTCCGGTAAATTTGTTATCACAACGCCATTGCACAGTTACCAAGAGTTTGCTCCTTACACTTGGCAGGGTGATTATATTCAAGGCATTAAATGGGCCATGTCTAAT